ATGCGTGGCGTGGTTGAGGGCATGGTTACGCTGGACGACCTGCTCAATCCTCGCCCGGGCGGCATTGTCCGTATGAAGGGTACGCAGGTTATCCAAGACCTGACTGTGCCAGATATCGGGCCGTCTGCCATGGCGGGCATCTAGTACTTCCAGAGCGTCCGTGACAGCCGAACTGGCATCAAGGAGTTCTCGCAGGGTCTGGTGGGCGATGAGCTGTCAAAGTCGAATATCGGATCCCAGGGTGTTGCGTTGCTCCACGATGCTGCCGCCCAGCGCATTGAGCTGATTGCCAGGGTATTGGCCGAGACCGGCATCAAGCGCATCTACAAGCTTCTTCTGAAGCTGATTTGCCAGTACCAGAGCGGTCCCGTGGAAGCTCGCATCTCCGGTCAGTGGGTGGAATTCGACCCGTCGACCTGGCAAGACGACTATGACATGGTTGTATCGGTTGGTATGGGCCAGGAAAGCAAACAGGTTCGCATCCAGAACGCCATGATGATGCTGTCTGCCTAGCAACAGGCTGGTCAGTATGGCTTTGTCCAGCCGCAGAACGCGTTCAATGGCCTGGAAGACCTAGCTCAGGCCATGGGGAAGAAAGATCCTACGCGGTACTTCACGCCACCGCAGAACATGCCGCCGCAGCCCCAGCAGCCGTCCGAGGCTGACAAGCAGATGCAGGTGGAACAGTTCAAGGCTCAGTCTGCGGCTCAGCTCCAGGCCCAGAAGCATCAGCTTGACGCGCAAGGCGAAGTACTTAAACAACAGGCCCAGGCCGCCCAGCAGCAGCATGAGAAGGAGCTTGAGGCATAGCGCAACACGCTTCAGATGCAGCAGGACGAGCGCTTGGCAACTGTCAAGGCACAGCTGGACGCTGAATTGGCCAGGTTTAAGGCCGAGCTATAGGCTCAGACGCAGATTGAGGTGGCCCGCATCAATGCTGAGGCCAAGATCGCCGCCGCCAAGACGATGGGCGCTAAGGATGCTTCTACTGCTGATGCCGACGTGGCCTATGAGCAACGAAACGAGACCCAGTGATGGATGAAGTCGAACGCGGTTATCGGGACAAGCTTGAAGATGAGTTGCGTCAAGGTGAAGCAGCTTCTCAACTCCTTCGGCATCCCTTGTTTGTCTCGGCTTTCGAGACGCTTGAACAGGAAATCGTTGACCAATGGAAACAATCAACCAGCCTAAGCGCGGACGGCCGCGAAAAACTCCACACGATGCTGTACTTGCTCGGCAGGGTGAGGATGCATGTGGAGAAGCATGTGGAGACCGGAAAGTTGGCCGAGGCGACGTTGAAGCAAAAGCTGGCCCGAATGGCTGGAAAGAGCTAGACACCACTCTGAACCGGCTGGCACTAGAGCTTCGCCCCAAGACCATCTGCCGCGTGTGGGTGGATTTCGAGGCTCCCGAGCATTGGAGCGGACATTTCTGCGGTGCCAAGGTCGACAAGGGGCCTTGGAAAGTGCTGCTTAATACTGGCGAGTCCATTTCGCCCTAATCACAACTTAAGGAAACATCATGAGCAACCCGATCGATGGGACTCAGCCCGAAGGCGGCATGAGTGAAGAGGACATCCTGGCCCGACTGATGCCGCGCGAGGAAGAAGACCAGCAGGAGGCCACGCCACACGAACAGTAGTCCGTGGGCGGTGAAGAAAATGGAGGCGACCAAGGACAGGAAGCAGAGCATGAGGAAGAAGCTCGGGACGAACAGCACGAAGAGGCGCCCGAAGAACTGAAGTGGCTTGCCAACAAGCACAAGATCACGGTTCAGGGCCAGGAAATTGAAGTAAGCGCTGACGAGGCCTTCAAGGGCTATATGCGTCAGCAGGACTACACCCGCAAGACTCAGGAAGCAGCAGAGCAATCCCGAAAGGCGGATGAACTTTTTCAGCACGTACAGAAGGAATACGCATCGCGTATTAACCAACTGGATGTTCTGGGTTCTTCGTTGTATAGGGAACTGGTTGGCGACCAAGCGAAACTTGCGACTTTGATCGAAACTGACCCGCAGGAATATCTGCGGCAGCAAGCAGCCATGCAAACCAAGGTGAGCATGTTGCAGCAGGTACAGCAGGCCTAGCAGGAGCATAGGGATCAGCAAGCCAACCAGGCAGATCAGCATCGCCAGGAGCTTCTGGACCGTAGCGAAAAGGCCTTGCTCGAAGCACTCCCCGCATGGCGCGATGCCGATAAGCGTACCGCCGAGCAGAAGGAGGTTGCTTAGTTCCTTCTCAGTAACGGTTACTCAGCGGCTGACATCAATGGTCTTTATGATCATCGAGCCGTCCTGCTTGCCCGCAAGGCAATGCTTTGGGATAAGGCTCAGGCCGCACGTCAGAAGCAAGTAAATGCCCAGACAACCCCGCCAAAGGCGGTGAAGCCTGGCGCATCAAATCCAACCAACACTAAGCAGAACCAGACCCAGCAGGCATTCGCCAAATTCCGGAAGTCCGGACGAGATGATGATGCCGTGGCCTATCTGCTCTCTCGCTCTCAATGAGGATTGAATCATGGCTGTGATCACCAATACTTTCACGACCTACGCCGCGATCGGCTAGCGTGAAGACCTGTCGGATGTCATCGACAACATTTCTCCGACCGAAACCCCGTTTCAGTCGGCCCTGAAGAAGGTCAAGGCTGAGGCTCGTTTCCACGAGTGGCAGACCGACTCCCTGGCCGCCGCCGCCAACAACGCCCAGATCGAAGGCTATGACATCTCGTCCTTCCAGGCCGTCAGTCCGACCACGCGCTGGGGTAATTACACCCAGATCAGCTACAAGAACTTTGTCATTGCTGACACTGAGGAAGTGGTAAACAAGGCTGGCCGCAAGTCGGAAGTGGCCTATCAGAAGGTCAAGCGCATCAAGGAGCTGAAGCGCGATGCCGAGGTTGCCCTGATTCAGAACCAGACGTTCAACGCCGGAGCTCTGGGTACGGCTCGTCAGGCCCGAGGCCTGGCCGGCTGGATCACTCAGGGCTCGGTGGGCGCTACGGGCTCCTTCCCGGTACCGTCGACCAACACCGCTCCCGTGGCAGGTACGGCCCGTGCGTTCTCGGAAGCGCTGGTGAAGGCCGCGATGCAGACCGCCTACACCTCCGGCGGTGCGCCCAACCTGATGCTTCTGCGTCCGTCTGATAAACAGGTGCAGTCGACCTTTACGGGCAATGCTACCCGCTTCGAGGATGCGGACAGTAACAAGCTGCACGCCGCGTTCTCGTTCTACCTGACGGACTTTGGCACACTGAAGTGCGTGCCGGATCGTTTCATGGACGCTGCGGCGTATCTGATCGATCCGGAGCACGTCTCCCTCGCCACGCTGCGCCCGCTGGAATACAAGCCGCTGGCGAAGACGGGCGATGCGGAAAAGGCCCTGTTGACCTGGGAATACACGCTGCGCATGGACAACAAGGATGCCCATGCCCAGATCCGCGACTTGTCGTAATCCTGACTGAAACTTGGGGCCGGCATCTCGTCGGCCCCATTCTTCCGGAGCTTCCCATGGGCTATCAGTCCCCGATATTCTCGGTGGATGTCAACGTTACTGGCGTCAACATTACGACCGGTGCAGCGTCGGCCTCTGCCTCCATCCCTAACAACTCGGCCGGTATTGTGGCCCGCTATGTGCGCGTCACCGCCACGCAGTACGCCCATATCAAAGTCGGCAAGGGATCAGCCACCGCGCTGGCTACTGACACGATGGTCATTCCTGGCGAGGCGCTTATCTTCTGCTGCGCTGGTGCTGACACCATTGCAGCCATCCAGGATACGGCGTCTGGCACCGTCAATGTGGTGCCCCTGGAGTGGGCATGAAGACAGAGCTTCATTTGCAGGGCGATGATCTAGTTGTGTACTACCAGCAAGATGTAGAGCCAATCCTTGAGTTCTGCAAGGCGCAGCACAATGCTGGCTTCCATGGTACATCAGAGATGCGCCATGCGGCTCTGGTGCCTGACATTCTCGTGTACGCCTACATTGAAAGAAATGGCATCACATTTCATGAGTTCATTGCCAATGATGAGCACATGAAAAGGTTTCTTGATGATCCATCTCTCTCACAATTCCGTATCTGGAAGGGCAAGCTCTAATGATTAACGACTACGCCACGCTACAGGACGCAATCGCCCGCTGGCTTGCGCGTACCGACCTTTCACAATCCATTCCAGATTTCATCATGCTTGCTGAGGCAAGGATCAATTCTGACCTTCGCACTCGCTCGTAGCAAACACAGGCTAGCGGCACGTCGTTAAGCCAGTAGGTTGATCTTCCCAGCGATTTTAGGCAGATGGAAGCTTTCATCATCTAGCTAGGTGGCATCGAAACAGCTTTGCACCCTCAATCTCCTGAGCGCAGCACCAACGCATCAATTACGACTGTGCCAAGCGGCTACTGGATTGGTGGAAATACGCTGTATCTCAACTGCAATACAGATTATGCCTATCGGATGGTCTATTTCTCAGGCGTACCCTCTCTAAGTGCATCATCCACGCAGAACTGGCTCGTCGTAGCGAACCCTAATGTGTACCTGTATGCGTCACTTTTGGAGGCTGCTGCATACATGCAGGACGACGACCGCATTCCTATCTGGCGGTCAGGCTATGAGAACGCCATGGACGCCCTCAGGCGACAGGATGACTATGCACGCTATAGCCCTACGCCGCGGTAGCGCGTTGATTTCGTGGTGCACTGATGCGCATTGAGTTGCTAGGTTTCGCGCCAGACCTTGACCCAGCCACGCCTGGTGTCATTACGGACTGTGACCTCATTGTCCCATCGACATAGGGGTTTACAGCCGCCAACAACCGTGTAGATGTTGGGCTGGCAGCCCTGGATAGCGCCTGTAAGGGCGCCTATGTGGGTACGCTTCTCGACGGCTCTAAGCGCATCGTGGCCGGCACACAGGCTAAGTTGTGGGATGTCACAGCTAGCGCATGGGTGGACAGAAGCCAGGCAGGCGGATATACCGGCCTTAATCGCTGGCGATTCACCATGTTTGGCAACAATGTCCTAGCCACGAACCGAGCCCAGCGCATTCAGTAGGCTGCACCAAGCGCTAGCTTTGCAGATATCGCCACTGCACCCGCTGCGTCGGTGATGTGCTCCGCGTCAGGCTTCGTCCTGGTTGGCGATGTTTCTGACCTTACTGGCTCATTCGGTGACCAGCCTGATGGGTGGTGGTGCTCTGGTTTGTTTAATCAGGCCGTGTGGACGCCTTCTGTTGCTACACAATGTGCCAATGGTCGACTAGTAACGGCACCCGGCCGTATCACGGCTATGCGAGAGCTTGGCGACGATGTGGTGGCTTATAAAGCCCGTTCGATGTTCCTTGGCCGCTACGTTGGGCCGCCCATTGTATGGAGTTGGTAGCGAATCCCTGGTGATATCGGCTGTTCAGGGCAAGAATCGGTCGTGGTGGTTGGATCTTCTCATTTCTTCATTGGGCCAGCCGATATATACGTCTATGACGGCACGGTTCCTCGATCGATTGGTGCGCCCATCAGGCAATGGTTCTTTCAGTCACTCAACGGTTCCCAGCGAGCCAATATAATCGGTGCAGCCGACCTGGCCCGCGATCTGGTGTACTGGTACTACCCGTCAGTAGCCTCAGCCACCGGTACTTGCGACAGCTGCATTGTCTATAACATCCGCACGAATCAATGGGGAAGGGCGTCGCAGAGCATTGAATCGGCCGTTGAATATGCCTCTGGTGCTGTCACCTATGATGGCCTTGGCATGCTCTACTCAACTTACGACAACTTGCCAAATATCGCCTACGATTCGCCGTTCTGGATCAGTGACTAGACCGTTCCTGGCGTTATCGGTACAGATCATAAGCTCTACTCGCTAACCGGTAACCCGAGCGCTTCATATCTGGTATCTGGTGACTTTGGCGATGAGACGAATTGGAGCATGTTTAAGCGTGCCACCCCACGCTATCGCACGCAGCCATCATCAGGGACTGGAACTAACTATTACCGAGGAAACCTCGGTGTCACGCCGACCCAAGATCAGACGATTGCACAGTCTTCATAGGCTCGCTTCGACTTTCGACGCATTGCGAGGTGGCATCGAGTGCGTTTTGACTGGACCGGCCCCGTGTCTCTGAACGGACTGGACGTCGATCTGCAGCAGGCTAGCCGGGAATGAGAATTTAGACCGATCCCCGCCTGCCACAAGATCTGCAGCAGCAGGTATTGCGCCTAACGCAACTACTTCGGGACGTGACATTTTAGCTTAATGCCCTATCAGAGGGTTAGATCTGGGCCGTCACCAATGCCTATACGGCAGTTCCGGCGTCAGGCAAATGGAATCAGGGCGACTTTGCCGCCAATAGCGCGCCCACTGAGCTTGGCACAGCCGGTTCGAAATACATCATCAGGGGTTGGAGATGCACTGTTTCTGGTGATTTTTCCACCACAGCCCCAACCTTTGTCCAAGAACGCGCACTTACGGGAAATTGAATGCTTCCGATGATCTCTGGCGTCACCGCCGATGGCAAGATGAGGTTCCAGGCCGTAGCCATTCATCAAATTAGGCATTATTGGCCCTAGATCTTGCCTGGCATTCAGCAGATTCGAGACTCCAACGGCGAACCGTGGATGCCGGAAGATGTATATGCGTCCCTTCAGGCCAATAAGGCAACGCTTTACGCCTTCCATGCAGAAGACGGCCATTTGGCTGGGTTCGTTGTGTGCGAGATCGTTGTCATGCCATTCGGTAGTGGCGCTGATCTGAACATCTGGCTTGGATGGTCTGACAGCAAGGGGCAAGGTCATTACGGCGTGGAAGTGGCGAAATATGTTTAGGACGCGGCCGGCCTCACGCGAACTTTATTTTGGACACCGCAGGAAGCGTCTTGGGTGAACAAATACCGTCGCATCACGAGCCTTTACGAGGTCTAATCATGGGTGGCAGCTCGCAACCGAAGAACACGACGACCACGACCTAGGTGCAGTTGCCTTAGTGGCTGTCGACGGACTACCAGAACTACATCAATCAGGCTCAGAACATCAACAACAAGCCGTATCAGCAGTACGGCGGAGAGACGGTCGCTGCCCCCACCGAAGACCAGTACAAATCTCTCTGGCTAGCCCAGCAGGGAGCAGCCGGTCAACTCGGCAGCCAGCAGAACCAGCAGAACGCCCTGCAGCAGATCTTGGGCGGCTAGTACAGCGTCAATCCTGGTGCTAATCCCCTCACGGGATAGACCACGCAAGTGGGGACGAACCAATACGCCGGGCAGAATCCATACCTCGGCCAGATGGTGAACTAGGCGCAGCAGAGCATCGTGGACAGCTACAACAAGAACACCTCTCCGGCTCTGGCGGCTTAGTTCGCCTCCAACGGGGCGTTCGGTGGTAGCGCCTACAACGACGCCATGCAGCAGTCCCAGAACACTCTTGCCTAGAACCTGGGCCAGGTGTCTACGAGCCTCTACGGCCAGGACTACCAGAACCAGCAGCAGTTGGCTGAGAACGCCCTCAATCGCAATGTGCAGGCCCAGCAGACCGACTTGGCACGTAACGCCGGCCTCTATCAGCAGGACATCGCCAACCGCATGGGGGCGGCCCAGTAGAACGCGGGACTCATCCTCAATGCCTCGCAGGGCGTCACGGGTGCAAATGCCCTGCAGAGCCAGTTCTTGGGGCAGTACGGCAACCTGTCGCCTACGGTACAGAACTACAACCAGGGCGTTATGGATCAGACCGCGAACAATTGGTACAACCAGACATATGGGTATGATCAGCAGCGCCTAGCGAATATGGGGCAGGCACTCAATTCTGTGCAGGGTGCGTTCCAGGGGCAGCAGACAACCGGCTTGAATCCAGCCTACAAGCCACGAAGTACTGGCGGCGCTCTTGCATCAGCAGCAGGTGGTGCAGCTACTGGTATGGCCGTTGGAGGTCCATGGGGCGCTGCCATCGGCGGCGGCGTCGGGCTCCTTGGCTACTACCTCTGAGGACGATATATGAACAATTTCAACTTCCTCTCTGGCATGTAGGCATCTCCGTAGGTTGGCTATCAGGTTGGCTCGTATGGCTGGCCTCAACAGTATCTTGGGTAGACTCCGGCGATTGCTGATCCTAGCCAATGGACAAACGGCGGCTTCAACTTTGCCACTGGTGAACAGGGCGGAATTCCTAACTATGTCAATGGTCCGCTATCGAATCAGGGCGCTGCCGGATTTGGTTTTGGAGACAGGTTGCGAAGGGTTATGGCCTCCCAGGGCATGTCATCGCAAAATCTTGGCCTTGGCGGCCTGCAAATGATGCTCAACGGTTGGGGGAGTCATAGCTAATGGCTTGGTATAGCGGTCTATTCGGTGACACCAGTGGCCTGAGCGATCAGGATCAGCAGAAGATCGCCAATTAGGGCTTGCTTCGCGCAGGCCTTGGCATTCTCTCTGCAAACGGACAGCCTGGCGTGACGCCGTTCCAAGCTCTGTCTGGCGGCCTTCTTGGCGGCCTTGATAGCGTGCAGCAGGGTGCCGCCAATCTGCAGAATTCTCGGTATCGCCAAGCGGTCATGCAATCAACTATGGCCGACATGCAGCGCAAGCAACAGATGTAGGCTATCGCAAAGAAATATCTCAAGCCTGATGGAACATTCGACATGAATGGATACCAGCAGGAATTGAGCGGCCTCGATCCTGCGGCGGCTATGGAGCTTCACCAGAATCAGCTGCGGGGCTAGCTGTATGAGGCTCAGGCAAAGGATGCGACTGCTAAGGCTAATGCAAAGATGACGCGCGAAGTCAAATCCAACAGCAATGTATTGACGCAGGAGTTCGATCCAGCGTCAGGCAAGTGGAATACGATTGCCACATCTCCCGAATGGAATCCGCGACAGATGGGCGAGGTTGGTGGTGGCAGCCGCGGCGTTCTTGGGCCTGGCGCATTCCAGCTCATTTAGGGCCAGGACGGCCAGTATTACAACGTCAACAAGGTGACCGGCGAAATCACTCCGATTTCTGTAGGCGGCCAGGGCGTCACGGGCGCTAACGCGCTTCGTAACCAGCAACAGGAGCTTAAGAACGCCGATGCTTCTTCATCAGCTGAGGGTGGCGTCGCATCGTTCGACATCGCCATGAAGTCGCTCAACAATCTGAAAACAGATCCAGGCCTGAATAGCGGAACGGGACTTACTGGCGTGGTTGCACGTAATGTACCTGGCACGGACGCATTTACATTCGCTCGCAATTTGGAGGCCTTCAAGGCCCAAACCTTCCTTCCACAGGTATAGAACCTGCGTGGCATGGGTCAGTTGTCTGATGCCGAGGGCAAGAAGCTTTCCGACTCCATCGGAGCGCTTGATACAGGCATGAGTAAGAAAGCTTTTCTAGATAGCATTGACAACATCCAGAGCACGCTTGAACAAGCTCGTCAGCGAGCGGCCCGAAAATCTTCTCGCGTGCAATAGGTGACTGGTGGAACCGGTGCTGCATCAAATCCATAGCAGCCCACCGCTTCACCCGATCCACTTGGAATCCTTAAATGAGCGTACTTGACGACTTCAGGAAGCAGAATCCGCAGTATGCGGATATCTCTGATGGAAAGCTCGCATCGGCGATCCGCAAGAAATACTATGCGGATATGGACCCAACGGAATTCTACCGTCGAACCGGTCTTAACCGTCTTGTTGGTGTGGACAATTCGCCAGGTGGCCTGACTGAGCAAGATACATAGCCGGGCCTTACTGCATAGTTTGGTCGATCCATGTTGCGCACCGGAAAGACATTCGGTGAGGGCGTGACAGGTACGCTAGATCTCCTTGCCACACCATTTCGTGCTGGCATAAATGCCATCGCGCCAGATGGCTATAAGGCTGGAACGGCTACCGACTTGCTCGATAATGCCATCCAGAATGCTACCCACGGAATGGACTTGCAGCCATAGGGTGCTGCTGAGCGCTATTCAGACGCCATTACTCGCGGTGTTGGTGGCGCAGCAACTGGAATGGGGGTCGGCGGCGGCTTGGCAGCCAGCGCATCGCCTGTCGCCGCGGCAGTTGGCCGTGGTCTTCTGGCAAATCCCGGTGGTTAGTTGGTCGCTACCACGACAGGCTCAACGGGTTCACAGATTGCCAAAGATGCCGGATTTGGTCCGCTTGGTCAGTTTGTGGGAGGGCTTGGTGGTGCACTCATCCCGACCGCCCTAGGGGCCGGTGCAACCGGAGCGAAGAATGCTATTGGTGCACTGATGGCCCCCAGTGCCGAGCAGCAGGCGCTCGCACAGGCCGCGCTGCAGCGCGGCATTCCGCTGAAGGCCTCTCAGGTGAATGGCGGTCAGTTCGGCAAATACCTTGATTCTGTTACGGGTATTGTCCCTGGATCGGGTTCTAAGGCTTTCGATCAATCGCAGCGTGACGCTTTTAATCGCGCCGTTGGTCGTACCATTGGTGCTGATCCGGCAGCCAGTAAGATCACAGATACCGTGTTTGCTGGCGCTAAGCGTGATGTATCCAATACCTATGATGATCTGTGGAACAGAAATAGTCTTAACTTCACGCCTTAGCTATAGCAGGACTTCCAGAGCACAATCGCGAATGCCGCATCTGCCAAGCCGGAGATCCTTTCCAAGATCCAGGGCTATTGGTCTCGCATCACTAACGGCATCTAGCAGGATGCCAACGGCAATATCGTGCTTCCTGGCTCGCGGTTTAAGCAGATTGATACCGACATGGGGCGTGATGCGATCAGCTCTGACCCCGAGGTGCGCCACTACATAGGACAGCTTCAGGATGGCCTAAGGTAGGCGATGGGGCAGTCCATGAATGCGCAAGACTAGGCTCTTCTCGGCCAGGCCAACCAGCGTTGGGGTGCCATCAAAACGCTTGCCCCGGTGGTCGCAAAGGCAACGACTGGCGATGTAAGCCCATCGTTGCTCTAGTCGGCCGTGACGAACAATGCCTCTTCCAAAATGGCGATGGCGACAGGGAGCCGTGGCGAGCTAGGCACGCTCGCTAGAATCGGTCAGGGACTTCTGAAAGAGCCCCCACAATCCGGCACCGAGCCGAGGATGATGGTTAGAAACTTCCTCGGCGGCATTGGTAGCTTGGGCGGGGCGCTGGCCGGCGGTTCTGTTTTGGGTGCGACTGGCACCGCCCTCACTGGTGCTGGCGTGGTCGGTGGATCCCGTATTGTCCAGGGACTTCTGCGCGACCCCTCCATTGTCGGTAGGGCTGCAGGGATGCCTGTGGCTACACCAAATTACCTGAACCAATTGCCATGGCTTGCCACTCAGCAGCCTTCCTACTCGTTGCTTCAGGGGCCGTAGCCGCCGCGTTGATCAAGCTTTTGGCGCATGGCTGTTGTCCCATATGGGTTGCCAAGCGCCCTGTCCATCGCACGTAAGTGCAGTGCTCGATAGAGCCTGATTTCAGCCTTCTCGGCGAGCCATAGAACAATGGCTTTCAGGGTAAAGACGACGACCCAGAACGCACCCAAACCTAGGATGATGGCTGCAAGGATCAATACCGAGTCCATCTGACCTTCCTGTGAGATAAAAACATGCCCGTACCTACCAAGATGGCGGATCTTTTCACCATTGCCGCCTCCAACAGCCCGGCCGGCTCTGATTCCATCGGGAACAGCCTGGACGACTACCTGAGGGGCATTTAGGCCATTATACGCTCCACTAATGCCCTTGCCTCGGCGACGGTCGCCGCAGCCTCCACGACCGATATCGGGGCCGCTGACGCAGAATCAGTTCAGATAACCGGCACGGCCTCAATTACCTCGCTTGGCACGGTGGCGGCAGGCATTGTGCGGGAGTGCCGTTTTACTGGCACCCCAACGCTGGTTAATTCAAGCTCCCTCGTACTCCCTAGCGCAACCAATATCACGGTTGCTGCAGGCGATGTCCTTAGGTTCCGCTCTCTGGGCTCTGGCAATTGGGTCATGGTGGGCGGATCTACGCCTTATGGTTACCTGCCGTTGGCCGGCGGCACGTTGACGGGAAACCTGAATGTCACAACGGCCAACATCCAGCTCAATGGCGGACAGCTGATCTCCAACTCGGCCACGCCAGGCGATCGATACCATTACATCTATACCAATGGTCTGGCGCGCTGGCGCTTCGGAGGCACTAGCGATGCTGAGTCCGGATCTAATGCGGGTACTAACTTCGCTCTGACATCCTTCAACGACGCTGGCACGTTCTTGTCTTCAGTGATGGCTGCCAATCGCGCTACTGGTGTATGCGCATTTAGTGCCCGCCCGACTTTCAGCGGAAACACGGCGTGGGATGTTGGCAACCTTCCAACGCCATTGGACAAGACGGCTGGCGGAACGGTATCTGGTCAAACGACATTCACCGGCGGCCTTTCTGCTAGCGGTCGCTCTACTAGCATCGGCAACGTGAACCTTGGCGGCCAATCTTATGCAACCATCACTTGGGCCGGCGGGACGTTCTACGTCGGAACAAACTTCACTGGCGGGCAGGCGGAGGTTGATTTCTTCAATGCCTTCTCTTCTGGTGCTGGCTTCAACTTCTACAAGTCGAATGGGTCAGCCTTTTCATTGCTGTCCAGCCTGAATAGCTCCGGCGTATGGAGCGCGACGGACTTCCAGTCCACTTCAGACGCAAGGCTCAAGAGCGACATCTAGCCGCTAAAGCGTGGCCTTAGTGAGTTGAAGCAGATGCTTCCTCGCGAATATGAGAAGGAAGGTAGGAGGGAGCTTGGATTCCTGGCCCAGGAGGTGCGATAGGTGGCTCCTGAGGCCGTAGCTGAGCGCGACGACGGCATGCTCACGGTATCGCCCATGCAGCTAAGCGCCCTGCTTGCCTCCGCCGTTCTTGATCTGGATCGGCGTATGACAGAGAAGGGCATCTAATGGCCGTACCCTCCAACCCCAAATTGAGTGACGTGTGCACCGAGTTTCTTGCCCCGGCGACGACACCGCTTTCGTCCTTCGTCCGTGGCGGCTCATGGGTTCCCAATACAGGAGCCAACGCGGGCGTCCCAGCCGCACTGCCATTGCTGCTTTCCTAGCTAGCCGGGGCGGTGAGATATGTAAACGTATCCGGATCAGCCACACCATCGTCAATCAGTAGCGCATCATCGGCGAAGGGAACCTTTGCCATTGGCACGGTGACGATTAATGGCTCTGGCGGTAATGGCTCATATACCTACGGGGCAGCTACGCTTATCTCTGGCACATCATCCGGACCCAATTCCAGCATTGGCGTGGTGAAGACGGGTAATCAGTATGCCTTTTCTGCCACCAATGCCAACATCAACACCGATCCGTTGCATGGAACTTGGCAGGTAAATGTGTCAGATGGCACGACGAACGCCAACGTGAACTTCACGGTGAACTGGAATTGAGACTGACCAGGCGTAACCTGTCTGCATGCACGAAATCCTCATCGAATGGGAGCGCGTCAGCTGCGGGATAGAGTTGCTCGACCTATGGACGGGCAGGCTGATCAGCCCTGTCCGTACGGTCCCTTTCCTCAAGATAAGCAAGCGCATCGACCATGGATGGGTGCTCCACTTTTGCCCGCAAGGCATCAGCATCTACAAGCCCGAGACGTATCACTACTACGGGACCAGGGAGAGGGCGGAGCGGCATGCTCTGAGGTGGGCCGGAGCGCATTGGGGAACGGTTCCGCGGGCATGAAAAAGGCCGCGACGATGGCGGCCTTGATCGATGGAGTTGGAGCGAATTGCGGACCAACTCTGATTTTGCGGACCACGCGCGAAGCTTTAAATCTCACGTAAGTCCTTGGTACCGGTGAGAGGACTCGAACCTCCACTCTGTCGCCAGAAGCGGATTTTGAGTCCAATCTGGTAATCCGCCAATTACAAGGGGTTACTTTTACGAGTGGTCCGCAATCGAGTACGTTCGATGGACTCGAAACCGTTGGTGCACAACGAGCCATTTTCGATTGCGGACCGACATCAGCGCGTCGGCGTGACCTTATCGCCACGGCGTTTCCTGACGTAGTGTTCCGTCATGG